AGATATTATGAGGCTTTTAAACATAAGTATAAAGGAATAACAGCATGGCATGAGAAATTACAAGACGAGGCTATAACTTATAAAACTGTTAAACTTCCCAGTGGTAGAGAATATGCATTTCCATATGCTGAAAGAATGCCCTGGGGTGGTTCAAGTTATTCAACGCAAATAAAAAATTATCCAGTGCAAGGATTTGCTACAGCAGATATTGTACCACTGGCATGTATAAATATACAAAAGTTATTTGATAAACATAATGTAAAAAGTATGTTAATCAATACAGTACACGATTCAGTTGTTGCTGATGTGTATCCGGATGAAGAGGACATTGCAGTTAATCTTATGCGAAAAGGTTCAGCACAAGTAGTAGATTCACTAAAGGAACTATATGGCATAGATTTCAATGTTCCTCTTGAAACCGAGGTAAAAATTGGAGAAAACTGGCTAAATACAAATGTAGTAGCTTGACATAAATAGTAATTATGTTAAAAGAAATTAATATAAACCTTAAATAGGAGATTAATATATGGTAAATGACTTAGCGAATTTTGATTCTTTATCGAAAGAACAAATAATGCGATTAACAGGACAAGAAGATGACTCTGGTGGTGGTTCATCAGTAATCTTATCTCGTCTAGCAATAAATAGAATGGGTGAAGATGATGATGGGAATAAAGTAGAAGTTGGTACTTACAAAATCTACGACCCAGTATCAGAAAAATTGGTATATAGTAAGAAAAATGGTACAGTTAAATTGAGACCATTTATTCGTGCATATCAATACATGCATTACAACCCAGATGAAAATAATTATGCAAATAAATCAATTATTTTTAAATCTTGGAAAGATGAGGCAATTGATGCTAATGGTGGGGTAAAGTGTGGTAAAGTTCCATTTAAAGAAATAGAAACTTTATCAAGAGAAGACCAAGCTAAACAAAAACAAATTAAATGTTATACTTTAGTATATGGTTTACTTAACATGGAAGCAGTTACAGGGGATGGTAAAGATGTCACTATTGAAGACTTACCTATTTTGTGGCGAGCAACTGGTATGAATTACAGACCTATAAACGAGTCTATAACTAGTATCAAAGGTCAAGATAAATTACAACAAAACACAAATTTATTGTTAAGTACCCAACGTAAAAAGCATGGTGCAAATGTATATTACATGACATCAATATCAATAGATAAAGATGAAGTTGAGTTTACTAAAAAGAACTATGAAACAATGGAAATGTTTAATCAATTAATGAATGAGGAAAACAAAGAAGTTGTGGAGTCTTGGAAGAAAGCACAAAGTAATAAAATTCATGATGCTGAATCAGCAAAAGTTATAAATGAAGTTGAGGCAGATAGCCCAGAAAAAGCTTTTGCATCTTAATGAATAATTTATTAACCAAAGTACAATTATTTTTAGCGGAGGCCAATAAAGCCTCCGTTGAAATATCAGATGAACTAATTGAAGAATTTGGTAATGCGTGTAAAGATGCATTTAAAAAACAATTTACAGAAAAACGCCAGGAAGAATTTTCTTACAGGATGTCAAATATTGGCAAACCTTTATGTCAATTACAAATGGAAAAATCTGGTGCCCCATCAGAGCCACTACCTTATAATTTTAAAATGAGAAATTTATTTGGAGATTTAATTGAAGCATCTGCTATTACTATCATGAAAGCATCTGGCATTGAGGTAAAAGATATTCAAAAAAAGGTTAAGCTAAATACAGAAGGAGATGAAATAAATGGAACAATGGATGTTAAAATTGGAGGTAAAATATGGGATATTAAATCGGCCTCTCCGTGGTCTTTTACAAACAAATTTGGAGATAATGGGGGTTTTGATTCGGTCGCTAAAGACGACAATTTTGGCTATGTTAGTCAAGGGTATATGTATGGCGAGGCTGATAAAAGTGACTTCGCAGGATGGATTGTTATCAATAAATCCACAGGAGAATGGTGTATTACAGAAACCCCAAAACAAGAAACCCATTACAAAGATGATGCCATAGCAACAGCAAAACACAATATAAAAGCATTAAAAGAAAATAAACCTTTTAAAAGATGTTTTGAAGATGAAGATGAATATTTTTATAAAAAACCTACTGGAAATAAAGTATTAGGATTTACTTGTAGTTTTTGTCCATATAAAAAAGCATGTTGGGGGGATAATTTACAATACTTACCACAACAACAATCTAAAAGTAAATCACCTAAATGGGCATGGTATACTGAAGTCAATAATCCACGAGTGGATGATGAGAACTAGAAGTAAAAAGGCAAAAGGTAGAAGATTACAAAATTGGGTTCGTGATGAATTATTAAAAAGATTTCCCTCTCTTAACGAGAATGATGTTGTGTGTGCTATCATGGGAGAAAAAGGGGTAGATATAAAATTGTCTGATAAAGCAAAAAAGTCTATCCCTTTTGCTATTGAATGTAAAAACCAAGAAGCATTTAAAAAATTATATAAAGATTATGGTCAAGCAGAATACAATGCTAAAAATTTAGAACCTGTTGTTTTTCTTAAAATGAATCAGTGTAAACCTTTAGTTGTAATTGATGCAGAGTATTTCTTAGATTGGATAAAAAATGACTGAAAATTTAGCTACAAAAATAATACCTGTTAAATTGTATATAACACAAACAGAAAAAGGATTTTCTTGTGGTATTATAGACGAACAATTATATAATACAAATGATTATTATGTAAGTTTAACTTTAGCTAGAGGTATGCTACGTCTAGTGTTAAAAAATCCCGACATGGTTTTTGATGAAGGAGTTTTATCTATGGGAGAAGAACTGGAATCTGAAGATAATTTAGATTTTGAAAAATTTTTAGAAAAAAGGAGAAAAAAATTACACTAATGGAAGAAGAATATAAATTAAGAGGTAAAGTCCATGCTCCATTTGGGCCAATGATTATGGAATTTCAAATTCCTAAACCTTATATAAAATTATTAAACGATTATGGAGATAAAATATCTGCAAGTGATAAAAAATCTAAACAATTAGATTGGTCAGATAATCTTGTAGGTAATGTTAAACAAGAACATAAAATTGAAGACCATATATGGCAAGAAAAACCAGATAAAAACTTACCTAGTTTATTTAACTGGGCAGGAAATTGTGTTAATATGTTTGTTAAAACTCATTTAAGACAACAGGGGGATGAGCTAGATAAAGAAGTTGCTGAACAGAATATAAAATCTATTGAATTACATAATAGTTGGATAGTTAATTCTATTAAAGGAGATTTTAATCCACCACATATGCATTTTGGTATGGTTTCTGCGGCAGGTTGGTTAATGATGCCAAAATCTGTAGAAGAAAACAAGGAAAGAGAACATGCAGGATGGATAGAATTTTTATTTGCTGACCCACACCCTTTTGTTATTCCTAAATATGCTGTAAAACCAGAAGTAGGAAAAATATTTTTCTTTCCTAATTGGCTACAACACCAGGTGTATCCTTTTCGTGGTGATGGAATAAGAAGAAGTTTTTCTTTTAATGTTAGTTATAAGTATTAAATGGATGAGTTTTGGAAATGGTGGATATTAAGTATGGTCACTATTAATACTTGTATAAATAGTATTGTATTTATTGTAGGTAGAAAATTTAAAAAGGCAAAAAAGAAATGATAACAAAAGAAATTTTATCTGAGGCTACTAGATTAGTTGGTACAGATAGACAAAAGGATTATGGAGACAAGGTAGAGAACCATAATAATATAGCTAAGTTATGGTCGGCATACTTAGATGTAAAAATTGAAGCACATGATGTAGCTATTATGATGGCTTTATTAAAAATTGCAAGAACAAAACTTGGGGCAGTTAGTAAAGACACTTACATTGATATGTCTGCATACAGTGCAATAGCAGGAGAAATAAAATGGAGAAAGAAGTAAATTATATAATGTCAGAATCGACAAGGTCAGTTATATTAAAATACATGTATACAAGACCTTACCAAGAAGTAGCACAAGGTATAGCAGTATTAATGAAATTACCTAAACTTGACCCAAAAATAAATCCGAGTTTTGTGCAAGATGATAAACCAAAGTCAAAATAAAAAAAGGGAGCACGAAGCTCCCCTTTTTAAAACTGTAGTATCTATTAATACTGATGGTAATTTAATTATTAA